AAGTACTGGAGAAAAGAGAAGTTCGATATCATCACAGGCTGGAATGTTAATACTTTTGATATTACTTATTTGTGTAATCGTGTCGACAGAGTCTTTGGTGCTGACTCACATAGAAAATTCTCACCATGGAACATGTGTGATGTCAGAGAATTTAAAACCAATTGGGGCTCTCAACAACAGGTTTTTAATCTGTATGGAATCAATGTAATTGATTACCTAGAACTATACAAAAAACATACATTCGTAAATCAAGAGTCCTACAGACTAGACCATATTGCTATGGTTGAACTGGGTAAGGCTAAGATTGATTACTCAGAAGAAGGTTCACTCCATCATTTATACAGANTAAACTATTCCAAGTTCCTTGCATACAATGTAAAGGATGTTACCTTGGTAGAAGACCTAGAAGAGAAACTAGGATTGATGGAATTGATTCTTGCCATGTCTTACAATGCAAAGTGTAACTACAATGATACATTTGGTATGGTCAAGTATTGGGAGACAATCATCTATAACTTCCTTAAGGAACAGAAGATTGCAACACCACCACAGAGACTATCACAAACAAAAGGTGATAGAATTCAAGGTGCATACGTTAAAGAACCATTGGTGGGTAAACATGAATGGGTCGTTTCATTCGACTTGAACTCACTGTATCCACACATCATCATGCAGTACAATATCTCACCCGAGAAGATGCAGAGAGGATTGACAGACACATCCGTAGAGAAACTATTCAACAAAGAAACAGTAGTTGATGGTGCATTCGGTATCACACCAAACGGTGCTAGATTCTCTAACGACAGACAAGGTTTCCTTCCCGAACTTATGCAGAAGTTCTATGACGAACGTAAGATGTGGAAGGGTAAAATGATTGAGTATCAGAAGGAACTACAAACTTGTACAGACAGGAAACGTAAGAATGAACTCAACACATTAATCAAACGTTCTTACAACAACCAACAGGTTAGAAAGATTGCACTTAACTCAGCTTATGGTGCCTTGGCAAATCAATACTTTGCATTCTTTGACCCACAACTTGCAGAGGCAATCACATTGTCGGGTCAGTTGATTATCAAACATGCAGAGAAAACAATCAATGATTGGTTGAATACCACACTCAAGACAGATGAAGATTATGTTGTTGCAATGGATACTGATTCTGTTTACATAACACTAGACAAACTGATACAGAAGGTAATGCCTAATGAAACTGATAAAACCAAAATCACAAACTTTATCGACTCAATTGCAAAATCCCACATGGAAGAAGTTCTTGAAGAGGGCTTCANAGAACTTGCAGAGTACACCAATGCCTACGAACAGAAGATGGAAATGGGGAGAGAGGTCATCGCAGACCGTGGGATTTGGACTGCAAAGAAAAGATACATCCTCAACGTCATCGACAACGAAGGAGTCAGACTAGCCGAACCCAAACTCAAGATGATGGGTATTGAGACTGCAAAGTCCAGTACACCACAATGGGTCAGAGGTAAACTTACAGATGCATTCAAGATTGTGATGCAAGGAACTGAAGAAGAACTATGGGATTTTGTTGAAGGTGCTCGTATGGACTTCCGTAGGTTACCACCCGAAGAAATGTCTTCACCAAGAGGTTGTAATAATCTCGGACAGTATGCAGACCCAACAATGATTTACACCAAGGGTACACCCATACACGTACGCGGTGCCTTACTTTACAATCATCATCTAAAACAAAAGAACATTCACAAACGTTATGAGTTGATTAAGAGTGGAGAGAAACTACACTTTACATATCTCACAACACCTAACCCAATCAACGAGAACGTCATATCTTTTCTAAACGTGTTACCAAGAGAAATGGATTTACACAAGTATTTGAATTATGACATGCAATTTGACAAGTCATTCATAGAACCACTGAAGGTGGTTATAGAAAAGATTGGCTGGAATGTCGAACCAGTTGCTTCGCTTGATTCGTTTTTCGGATAAATACTAGTATGGCATACTCAGATGAAGTAGTAAAACGATTCGAATCCGTTCTTGCAAACCCAAAAAAACACTCAGTTGGTTCACTAGATAGGAAAGACCCCAAGGTCGCAACAGGACTTGCAGGAGCTCCTGCTTGTGGTGATGTGATGCAACTTCAACTATTACTAGATGACAACGAAAAAATTGTCGATGTAAAATTCAAGACTTACGGATGTGGAAGTGCAATTGCATCTTCGTCATTGTTCGTAGACATGATGATGGGTAAGACTATTGCAGAAGCAAAACTCATCAAGGACAAAGATATTGCAGAGGTGTTACAATTACCACCGATAAAATTACATTGCAGTGTACTAGCAGAAGACGCTATCAGACAAGCGATGGTGGACTATGAGACAAAACAAACAGAAGGTTATACACATCCTATTTTAGACCAATCAATGATAGGTCATAACAACCCGCCACCCCTTTCAAGAGAAGACTTCATCGAGTGAAGAAAAAAACTAAATAAGTTTATGGCTATATTCAAACAAAGTGAATTTCACGTTAAGGTAACAAAAATCGTAGACGGCGATACAGTTGATGTCGATATCGACTTAGGCTTTTCTACAGTTCTAAAAAAACAAAGAGTGCGTCTTATGGGAATCGATACCCCCGAGTCACGTACAAGAGATTTAGTGGAGAAATTATTTGGTAAAGCATCTAAGAAACATCTTACACATCTTTTATCAGAAGGTGATATCACCCTCATTAGTCACGACAAAGGAAAATTCGGAAGAATACTTGGAGAGTTATTTGTTCATAACGAAGATGAGTCAGTCATCAATATCAATAAACAAATGATTCTTGACCATCATGCAGTAGAATATACTGGTGAGAACAAAGATACTACTACAGAACGTCACATGGAACATAGACAACTTCTTTTAGAGAAAGGAACTGTTACTCAAGAACAGATTGACGAGGTATCCTAGAATGATTATCACCGCTATGGACTGTTTTTATATAGCAATGATATTAACTATATTCGGTTTTATAATGCATTTAGAAGTGTCAATGACTAAGTTAACATCAATGATGAAAGAGCATACTAAGTTTGATATGAAGATGTCACAAGTTGGTAAACAGCTTACAAAAATAGAAAAAAAACTCTAAAACCCCCTTGCATAAACCCCGAACATAGTCTATAATGGATATACATTATGGAGAAGTGTTATGTCATTTATTAAAGATTTAGTAAAAGCATCGGGAAACGAATATGCAAATATTGTTTCGGACGGTGTTGCAGCTGGAGATGTTGATACCTTTGTAGACACAGGTAGTCACATTTTCAATGCACTATTAAGTGGTTCACTATACGGTGGACTCCCCGACAACAAAATTACTGCAATCGCAGGAGAATCAGCAACAGGTAAAACTTACTTTGCATTAGGCATGGTAAAACAATTCCTATCTGATAACCCCGAATCTGCAGTTATTTACTTTGAGTCTGAGTCAGCAATATCAAAAGATATGATTGAATCTAGAGGAATTGATTCCAATAGAATGGTAATCGTACCAGTTGTTACTGTACAAGAATTCAGAAATCAAGCAATCAGCATACTAGATAAGTATGCAGAAACCCCAAAATCAAAACGTCCACCTATGATGATGTGTTTAGATTCACTTGGTATGTTATCAACTACTAAAGAAATCGAAGATACTGCAGAAGGTAAAGAGACTAAAGATATGACGAGAGCCCAAGTAGTAAAAGGTGCATTCAGAGTATTGACTCTTAAACTAGGACGTGTTGGTGTTCCTATGATAGTTACGAACCACACATATGATGTGATTGGTTCTATGTTCCCTCAGAAAGAAATGGGTGGTGGTAGTGGACTCAAGTACGCTGCATCATCAATCATTTATCTTTCAAAGAAGAAAGAGAAAGATGGAACAGAAGTTATTGGAAATATAATTCACTGTAAGAATGCAAAGTCAAGATTGACGGTTGAGAATAGAATAGTGGATGTTAGACTTTCTTATGAGAAAGGATTGGATAGGTACTATGGTCTATTAGACATGGCACTTGCATTTGGCGTCTTTACAAAAGAAGGAACTCGTGTTAAACTACCTACAGGTAAAACCGAATTCGGTAAGACAATTAATAACAATCCCGAGAAACACTTTACCCCCGAGGTAATGGGACTTCTTGAAGAGAAAGCACAGGAATATTTCAAATATGGAAACAGTGAGACTAGAACAGACGATACTGAACAACCTAGTTCAGAGTGAAGAGTTTACAAGGAAGGTAATACCATTCCTTAAGGAAGAGTATTTCTCCGAGTCGGACGAGAAGACCGTGTTCAACGAAGTAGGTTCCTATTTCGATAAGTACACTAAACCACCTACAGTGGAAGCACTTCTCATAAATCTAGATAACAACTCGTCACTCAATGACAGTGTTTTATCTAGTGCAAAAACTATTGTAGATAGTATTAGTAAGGACAAAGAAGACACACCAATCGATTGGTTGGTGGAAGAGACTGAAAAGTGGTGTCAAGATAGAGCAATCTATATTGCAGTCATGGATAGTATCGAAGTCATCGACAAAAAGTCCCAACGCTCGACTGGGGAAATACCCGACCTTTTAAAAGAAGCTTTATCTGTATCGTTTGACACTAATATCGGTCACGATTTCATTGAGAACTCAGACGATAGATTTGAATTCTATCACACTGAAGAAGAGAAACTTCCATTCGATTTAGAATACTTCAACAAAGTCACCAAAGGTGGATTACCAAACAAAACTTTAAACATATGTCTTGCTGGTACTGGTGTTGGTAAGTCATTATTCATGTGTCATATGGCATCTGCAAACTTAATGATGAACAAGAATGTGTTATACATTACATTAGAAATGTCAGAGGAAAGGATTGCAGAAAGAATCGATGCAAACACATTGAATATTCCTATGCAAGATTTACCCGACTTATCTAAGAAAATGTTTGATAAGAAGATTGACAAGATTAAAGAAAAGACTAAAGGTAAACTTATCGTAAAGGAATATCCAACTGCATCAGCTCATGTAGGTCACTTCAGACATCTACTTCAAGAGTTGAATATCAAGAAAGATTTTAAACCCGATATGATTTATATCGACTATCTAAATATATGTTCAAGTGCAAGAGTCAAGCCAGGAGCTGGTGCAAACTCATACACATTAGTGAAGAGTATTGCAGAAGAACTTAGAGGACTTGCAGTTGAGTTTGATGTACCAATCATGAGTGCAACACAAACAACACGTAGTGGTTATGGTTCTACAGATGTGGAACTAACAGATACTTCAGAATCATTTGGATTACCAGCGACTGCAGACTTTATGTTTGCACTGATTACATCCGATGAACTGGAAGAACTAGACCAAATGGTAGTAAAACAATTAAAGAATAGATACAATGACCCAACCGTATTTAAAAGGTTTGTCATAGGTGTCGACAGAAGTAGAATGAAACTCTATGACTGTGAACAAGAAGCACAGGAAGAACTCATTGACTCAGCAGTCAACGATGATGTTCCAGTGTTTGATAGAGGAAGAAATGATGGACAGAAACGAGATTTCTCAGAATTCAAGGTCTGACGATTTGTTATGGGGACATCCTATAACTGCAATACAAATAAATTCAGACCCAATTGATGAATGGTTTAAAACCATAGACCTTGATGAGTTATGTAAAGAAGAATTTACATTTAGTAAATGTAAAACATCACAAGGAGTAGAAGACAATAACCATGTAGATTACAATGTTGTAACTGATATTATTTTTGATAAGTTTACAACTTATCTAGAATCTCTAGGCCCAAAGGAAATGTTAAAAAGTGTATTAGAAGTTCCTTGGATTAACATATATGAAGAACATGGATTCCAAGATTCACATGACCATCAAGGCAGTAAGTTTTCTGATTTTGCATGGTGTTATGTACATCAAGCTGGTGACTCACATATTGTATTTAAGAACAAACATGCTTCTAATAGTGAAGTCTGTTTACAAGAATTTCTACAAGCTTACGACACCTCAGTAAATTATGTTCCATCCATAAAAGGTAAAGGAACCGTATACTTTTTCCCAGCACATATCTATCATGCAGTATCACCAAACTTAAGTACTACTCCTAGGATAACAATATCGGGAAACATTAGAATAAAGGGAACTGGTGTCTTGAGAATTGGAGAAACTAAATTAACATAATTTATAGATGCTATAAATACTATTATATTATGACTACTAACTTGAAATCAACAGACGTGATAAGTGCAATTGAGGAAAAGATTGCACTGAAGAAGAAACTCCGAGAAGCTAAAAGAAAACATGATGACTCGGCCTCAAAGAAATTATCAAAAAAAATTGATAAAATTGACGATAAATTACATTCGACACCGCTCTCTAAACCATAAATAATTACGTAAACACATACGGAGTTATACATGTCAGAACTTACAGACCTACTTGCAGTTCAAACTGCAGCTAAAAACAAATTACTAAATCAATTAGATTGGCATAATGGAGTCGATAAGACTTATTTTGTAGGTGAATCTAAATCAGATACAACTCCAGCAGAGTGGAATGGAGCTGGTAGAAAGGCCTTCTTAATTTGGCATAATGCACAGGGTGTAAACGAAAACGATTTAGACCAACAGTTTGTAGACATGTATGCAGAAATGCAATCAACAGATAACTCTTCTCCATCAAATGACTTCCAATATAATTCAGAACTCGTATCAACCATTCAAGGTTCAATAGATTCGTATACAGCAGACATGGCTAACATCCAAGCAAGAATCGACGCAGGTGACACAACTATAGCAGACAGCTAAAAAATGCATAAATAGTAGACAAGGACACCATTTTGGTGTATAATACCTACTATGAGTGCAAAAAACTTACATTTAGAACATCTAGAAGACGAAATCATCAATCAAGGAATTGATGGTGGTCGTGGTGCAATTAACTTTCTTCAAGGTTTAAGAGACATGATGAAGGGCAATTCTTCTAGTTCTGTAAACATGACTGTTAAATGGGATGGAGCTCCTGCAATCTTTTGTGGAAGACATCCCGAAACAAATCAATTTTTTGTTGCAAAGAAATCATTATTCAATAAGACACCATTGTTCTATACTTCTGAACATGATATAAAAAATGCAGAAGAACTAAGTGGACAACTCAAAGAGAAATTCTTAACATCATTCAAATATCTATCTAAACTATCTTGGTCAAATGTCATGCAAGGTGACTTGATGTATACAAACGATAAGAAAACACAAAAGATAGATGGTAAATCATTCATAACATTTCAACCAAACACAATCTTATATGCAGTTGACGAAACCTCAAACCTTGGTAAAGTTATAGCTGGTTCTAAGATGGGTATTGTATTCCATACCACATACGAGGGTAGTACTATAGAAGGATTGGGTGCATCATTTGGTGCAAACATATCTAAGTTAGGTTCTAGTAGTGATGTATGGATAGATGATGCATCATACAAAGATGTCAGTGGTAATAGTTCAATGACTTCAAAGGAGACACTCAAACTAACACAAGAGTTGACTGCAACAGGTAAAGCATTCCACGGTATCACTAAGAAAGACCTACAGAAGTTCCAAGACATACAGATGACTATCACAAAGAAAGGTGCTGGTGCATCCTATAAGACTTACTGCAACTCATTAATCAGACAAGGTAAGTTCAATCCATCATTCGATGGTTACATTAAACACTTTGAAGGATATTGGAAAGATAAAGTTGTTGGTGGTGTTAAAACAGAGAAACACAAATTAATTAAAACAGAGATTGGTGAAGACCTTTCAAGAGAACTTAGAGGTCTTAAAAAGTTTATTACTAATCTCACTAGTTTCATGGGTCACTTGGTAGTTGCAAAACAGATTATTATTGTTGCCCTAAATAGAGTAAAGAGTATCGGAACATTCAAAAAGACTGCAAACGGATTCGAAGCAGTTAACCCCGAAGGTTACGTTGCAATCGACAGAACAGGTAAAGCTGTTAAACTTGTAGACCGTATGGAATTTGCATTTAACAACTTCACTGCAATCAAAAATTGGGATAAGTAATGAAAGAATTCGGTAAATTTTTAACAGAAGCAAAAGACAAGGGTGTTGTATTTACATTCGGTAGATTCAACCCACCCACAACAGGTCATGCAAAATTAGTAGACAAGCTTAAAAAAGAAACCAGCGGTGGTTATCAACCAATGCTTTTCTCATCTCATTCAAACGACAAAAAGAAAAATCCATTAGACCATAAACTCAAAGTAAAATATCTTAAGAAATTCTTTGGTAAGATAGTTGCAGATGTACAAGCACGTACTGTATTTGAGATTGCAAATGAATTACATAAACAAAATTTCAAACGTGTTAAGATGGTAGTTGGTTCAGACAGAATTAAAGAATTTGAAATGTTACTGAAGAAGTACAACGGAGTTAAAGCAAGGCACGGCTACTATAAATTTGATGATATACAAATTGTATCAGCAGGGGAGAGAGACCCCGATGCAGATGACCTAAGTGGAATGAGTGCATCTAAATTAAGAGCTCTTGCAGAAGTCGGTGATTTTAAAGCATTTGCACAAGGTGTTCCGACTAGGAATAAAAAAGATATTGAACAACTATACAAAGACATCCGTAGAGGGATGGGAATTGTTGAGTCATCTTTACCCGACTATATGATTGAAGATTTAATTACTGAAGGAGTCTATGACCAAGGAACATTCAAAGCAGTGTTTTTCTCGGGTGGCCCAGGCAGTGGTAAGTCAACAGTGGTACAAAAGTTATCACTAAAGGCATTAGGACTGAAGATGGTAAACACCGATGCAGCTTTTGAAAATGGATTAAAAAAGGCAGGAATGTCACTTGATTTACGTGGTGCAGACTTTGATAAAGTTGACCCTATTCGTGCAAAAGCAAAGAGTATCACTACAAAGAATATGAACAACTATATTGGTGGTAGACTTGGAATGATATTTGATACTACTAGTGCAAACATTGCTAAAGTACAGAAATATAAGAAGTCATTAGATGCATTAGGATATGAATCTAAAATGATATACGTAAGTGCATCACTAGACAATGCACAAAAGAGAAATGCATCAAGACCTAGAAAATTACCAGCTGAGATAGTAAAATCAGATTGGGAAAAATCTAGAAAGAATGCAGCTGCACTGAAAAAAATCTTTAGTAGAGATTATATAGAAGTCACAAACGATGAAGGATTAAAGGAACTAGATAAAGCTGCAACTAAGATGTACACAAAATTACTTGGTTGGACTGGTGCATTCCCAAGTAATAAGAAAGCACTTGCATGGAAACAAGCAGAACTGGATGCTAAAAAACGATAAATAGTATTATGGACATATTAGAATCTATACTTAACGAAAGAAAGGTCAAACAAGACAAAGACATTGAAGACCGTAAAGGTACTCAACCATCCAAGTATTACGCAAAGGATGCTGATGGTGACGAAATGTCTAAGTCTACCAAACAAAAACGTGCAGCTCATTTTGCACAGAAAAAAGACGGCCCTGCACCTGGCGACCATGATGCAGATACTAAACCTTCCAAACATACTAAAAAGTACAAAGATATGTACGAAGATGCTGGTAAGTCACTTGCAAAGAAAGCTGATAAATCGGGGATATCAAAAGGTATTCTACAACAGGTTTATAACAGAGGTGTGGCTGCATGGAAGACTGGTCATAGGCCAGGCACTACTCCAGAGCAGTGGGGACATGCAAGAGTAAATTCATTCATCACCAAAGGTAAAGGAACATGGGGTGGTGCAGACAAAGACCTTGCAAAGAAAGCTGGTGCATCTGAATCAGTCCAAGAAGGTAAATTAGTTACTAGTGCTCAAGACATCATTGCTCTAATTTTGAAAAAAGTTGGTCAAAAAATGGAAGATGAGTTTACAAAGAATCCCGAAAAAGGTATTGGCCTTATCAATACAATCGGTGCAATGGTTAAACATAAAGTTACCAATAAGAAACAAGAGAAAGGTAAACTATTTCTTAAATTCGGTGACAATCTAGAGGGTGATTTATTAGAAGATGCAGCCGTAGATGCAGCGGAGTTAAAAGCAAAACAAGCAGGTGAACTCGAACGTCTTAAACTAAGACAAGAGGACGAACTCGAAGCATTGACTAAAAGACACGAAAGAGAAACAGAAAGAGTCGATGGTCAGAAAGAGAAAGAGACTGCAGACAAACAAATTCAATCAAAACGTGATGCAGACAGAAAGAAAGCAGAAACGAAATCAGAAAGTTATAAAACTATTTTAAAGGTAAGGGGAATAAAATGAGTGGGAACAAACATGATAACGGAGTCCATGAAGTTGGAACAGACGAAACCAAAAAGGCATATCAAGAAGATACTCCAGGCCAACAGGTAGAGGAATATCTATCACAGGTCAAGGTTGTCAATGAAGAGAGACAAAAGAAACACTTCTCTACTAAGTACCCTAATCCATTAAAAGGATTCCCTTACAATGAAGAGAAACTAGAAGAAGCATGTTGGGATGGTTACGTTCAGAAAGGATTCAAAACAAAAAATGGTAAACAAGTACCAAACTGTGTCCCTATAGGTGAAGAAATACAAGAAGCATTTAGACCTAACCCCGAATTAAGAGATGTTAAGAAACTTGATAAAATGCTAGAGAGTGCATACAAAAGTATGAACAAATTACAAAATGGTAAATCCCTCTATCTGAGAAAATGCAATGATGGTATTGTAGACGCTAGAAGAGCTTTAGACGAATATGTTGATGCTATTGAGAGCGGAAAGCTTGACTAATGAAGACCTTTCACGAACTGGCTATACACGAGACAGTTGATAGTCTACAAGAGACTAACACTAATATAACCGACAATCCTTTTAGATTGGGTTCTATGATGTATTTTGAAGTCATCAAAGAGGCAAGGAAGAGATTAAGTGAGGATAGATACGTACTTACAGAGGTTGATAAACAAATCCTAGAGACAGACTTAGGTGAGTTTGAGGTCTATGAGGGTAACATGGTTCCTCTAGATTGTCCTATGATTATAGAAGAAGAAGAAAAGGAACCCGAACTCAATAAACCCAAAGTCGGTGGTAGTAAGAAATACTATGTCTATGTAAAGGACGGTGACAAGATTAAGAAGATATCTTGGGGTGATACTACAGGGTTAAAAGTAAAGTTAAAAAATGACAAAGCAAGAAAGAGCTTTGTTGCAAGACACCAGTGTTCTACTAAGAACGACAAGACTACGGCAGGCTATTGGGCATGTCGATTACCATACTACGCAAAACAATTAGGTTTGAGTGGTGGGGGAGATTTTTTTTGGTAGTCTAAATATAGGTGTAGGTTATACATTATGAAAGAATTATATCACACATACGTGAAAGATGCAAGAGAAGCAAAGGTCTATAAAACTTCAAAAGGATTTGAAGTTGACCTCAAAGAATTAGGTACAGGTAAGAAAGGACGCAGAGCGGTCTATGACCATTCTGAATCGTATGCAGAGAATTTAGCAGAGAACTTCGTCGAAGGAATGTTCGACTTAGAACCGAACGATATTGGGTACTATGGTTACAAACAAAAGTCAAACAACTATGTTAAAGGACTTGACGACTAAACCTTATACCGAAAGGGTAGAGGAACAACATGGTACAGGTGTACCTTACGTTATAAGAGAGTTCGAGGACAGTGTATTGGAAGAAGAACTGGTCTGGCATAGAGACAAAGAGTCTCGACAGGTTAGCGTATTAAGTGGTAGTAACTGGTCATTACAACATGATGACGAGTTACCTATATTATTAAATCAAGGAGAAGAGTATTATATTCCTAAAATGACCTACCACAGGTTGATAAAAGGACAAGGAAATCTTGTTGTTAGGATACGAATTACATAAATAAGACTATGAGTTATAAATCAGAAAATTGGAAGGACAAACTGGATGAAGTCCGTAACTACGTGGAACCACGTAAAGATGGCACGTTAGAAAAGACTGCAGAAGACATCATTTCAGACGAAATTGAGGCCTTAGTAGCTCATCTTGAGGAAGATTTAAGTACTGAAGACACTCTTCCCGAAGTAGAAGATATAGAAGAATTTATTGTTGAAGAGGGAATGGGAGATAAAATCTCTAAACTTTTCAAAACTAAGGACAAAAAAGAAGTCAATGGTATTGCAAATCTTATGAACATGACAGATGTCAAAGTTCTACAAGCTATGCAGAAACAAAATCCTAAAGGATTCAAAAGAATGACTGCAAAGATGGGTGAACTTCCAGCAATGGAAGAGGTTCAAGAAGAAGTCATAGAAGAGAACACATCTCTCGAAAAGACAGTTGAAAAATTAACAGAAAAAAACATGTTAGGTAGACTTGCAAAGTCTTTACGTCTTGATGAAGAAGGTAAAGAAAAAATGTTTGACTACTTCAAAAAAGGAGAATTAGAACAATGAAATTTGAAGGATTAGGACATGGTTTATCCGACTCTTTACTCGCAGCTGCTAACGCAATTGTATTGGAAAGTGGTGATTATAAGAAGTTCTTTCAAGCTGCACTAAAGAAGTTTGGAGTAACATCTCCAGCAGAACTTAAGGGTGACAAAGAGAAAGAATTCTATGATTACATCGATAAGAACTGGGACGGTAAAGACGAGAAGAAAGAAGCAAAGATAGACGAAGATGTTCGAGATATGAAAAACTTCAAAAATAAAGACCGTAGAGGTCATGAGGCTAGTTTATATATCGAAACAAAGGGTAAAATTTCCAAAGATGAATTAACAGTTATAGATAAACTAATTAGTAAAATTAGGAAAATGCATGTAACTAGTTTTGATGGTGCATCTGATGAACCAAATTCTTTAGAATTTTACGGTGACGAAAAGTCTTTAGACAAATTTATTTCTGATAGAAATGTACAAAAGATTGTTAAAAAGTATAAGGGTAAGGTAAACGGCCCAACGAAAAACGAATCAGTTAGAATTGAAGAAGTCTTACCAACACCAATTGACGGTGTCGCAGAATCAGAAACATTTAACGAGAAGGCTGGAAAGTATGCAAAATACTCAGACCTTCTTATGCAAAAAGCAAGACTAGTTGCACAAGGCCCAGCTGCCACAAAAGAAGTTGGTGACATCAACAAGAAGATTGCATCCGAGATTAAGAAACT